CTACGGCGACGTGCTGGTGACGCTGGTGATCGGCGCGGCGCTGGCCGATGTGGACCTGACGCGCTGCCTGGAGGCCGCCTACGAGCAGATCAAGGACCGGCGCGGCACCCTGCGGGCTGACGGCGTGTTTGTGAAGGAGGCGGCATGAGGTACGTCATGGAGCGAGCCGCCCGGGTGCTCGAGTTCTGCCGCCAGCCGCGCACCTCCAGCGAGATCCGCGCCGAGTTTGCCGACGAGCCCAAGCTCGCCATCTACGCGCTGCAGAACCTGGTCAAGTCGGGCCACATCCGCAACATCCTGCAAGACGGCACCCGACCGTTTGGCAAGCAGGCGTTTCCCGGCCTGTACCAGACGCAGGACGCGCCCACGCCGCCCATCAAGTACGCCGCGCCACCCAAACCACCCAAGGCCGAGCCCAAGCCGGCCAAGGGGCCGAATAGCGTGTGGCAGTTGGGGCGGGTATGAGCCTACGTGAGGCCGCCCAGCAGGCGCTGGAGGCGTTGGAGTACATCAACAAGTACGGCTTTGTCTTGGCCGATTACGAAGGCCCGATGGAGCAAGCCATCACCGCCCTCCGCGCCGCGCTGGAGCAGCCGGAGCAGGAGCCGATGGTAGTAAAGGACAGCAACGGTCTTACGTTGAAGGCTGGATGGGATGACCTACCAGTGGGGACGCCCCTCTACACCCACCCACCCCGCCGCGAGTGGCGAGGGCTGACGGAGGAAGAGATGGTCGCACTTGCTGGCGGCGAATTGACAAGGGACGAACGCATGATCGCCCGCGCTATCGAGGCCGCGCTGAAGGAGCGCAACGCATGAGCAAGTGTGAACACGGCCTGACAAGCAAAGAATGCTACGTCTGTGCGTCTCCAAAGTATGGGGATCATGCAGGCACGGTTGAACGCACCCTAACCGACGAGGTCATCGCCAACCTTTGGCACCAGAACGCCGGCTATCACCACCACTTTGCCCGTGCCATTGAGCGCTGGCTCAAGGGGCAAGCATGAGCTGCGACTGCATGAAATTGGTCAACGAGAAATTGGCCGCACACAACGGACGACTGGCGACAGGCTTTCAGATCACGGCAGACATGGGCATCAAGATGCGATTGCTGTTGGCTACTGAGAAGCTGGACAAGAAGAAGCGCAAGCCGGTGCCGGCCGTGACGGCTTCCTATTGCCCGTTCTGCGGGACCAAAGCGGAGGGGCAAGCATGACCACCAGCGCGCTCGCAACCCAAGTCGCCGGCACCCACTACAAGGGCCTGGCCATCCAGCCCGTGCAGTACATCCACGCCAACGGCCTGCCGTTCATCGAGGGCAGCGTCGTGAAGTACATCACCCGCTGGCGCGCCAAGGGCGGCATCGCAGACCTGGAGAAGGCCCGCCACTTCATCGACCTGCTCATTGAGCTGGAACAAAAAGCAAGGGAGACCGCATGAACCTCACCGCTCTGGAGTCGCAGATCGCCGAGCTGCAGCGCAAGGCCGAAGAGATGCGCACCACCGTCAATGACCCGCAACTGCCCGCCGCCTGGCGAAAGATGGAGCGCGGCAACAACTGGTACAGATACCTGCAGCTCACGCCGGCGCAGGGCGAGCTGTTCAAGCAAGACGGCTGGGAGCCGCTGTACCGCCGCCAGCAGCGCATGGCCGAGGTCAAGGCCCGCGCCCTAGCACGCGACCACCGGGGCGTGGCGCTGGTGAGGGCCACAGAACAACACCACGGGATCCACTGACATGAGCCTGATGACACAAGCCTGGTTGCTCGACAAGTACGGCCCGCGTCTGAGCGTGGACCACATGAGCGAGGTGCTGGGCATGGCCCGCCACACCATCAACAACCAGATCAGCGACGGCAGCTTCCCCGTGCCCACCTACCGCGACGTGGGCAAACGCTGGGCGGATTACCGGGACGTGGACGCCTACCTGGACCGCTGCCGCGAGGCGGTGGCGGCCTAACGATGCAAATCCTCGGGCCTGAGATTTGTGTAGCGCTTGAGGTGCCGCCAGTCCTTGTGGCCGGTCACTAGCGCCACCTGCTGCACCTCGTACCCCTGCTCAAACAGGCGTGAGGTGCCCTCGTGCCGCAGGTCGTGAAAGTGCAGGTCCGGGATGCTCAGCGCCTGGCAGGCCCAGCGAAAGTATTTGCTCAGCGTCTGTTCATGCACGGGGAAGATCAGCTCCCCCCTAGCCTGGCGCTGCACGATGTCCCAGGCGTCACCCAGCAGGGGAATCCACTCGTTGTTGCCCACCTTCTTGCGCGGGTGCTTGCGGTCGCGCACCAGCACCAGCTTCTTGGCCGCGTCCACATCGTCCCAGCGCAAGCGGGTGATCTCGCCGCGGCGCATGGCCGTCAGCACGGCAAAGCGAACCACATCGGCATAGAGCGCCCCATGCTCGCGCTCGAGGTACTCCACCAGCCGCAGCAGCTCGTCATCGGTCGGGCGTCGTTCGCGCTTGCCGCCCCCGCCAATCAGGCCCAGGTGCGTGAGCAGCGGCCGGGCCTGGCCCACCACATCAGGCAGCGTGATCTTCTTGGCCAGCGCCGCGTAGCGCAGCACCGTGCCCAGCTTGCCCACATCCATGTTGCAGGTGTAGGGCCCAGCGCCGTCGTCCTTGCGGGCTGAGCAGTAGCCCACCAAGTCCTGCGCGGTGAGCCGCAGCGCATCTTTCGCGCCCAGGTGGAGCTCCAGGTGGTTGAGCGTGTAGTGCTCGGTAGACGAGTCCGAGATGGGCCGCGCCTGGTCTCGCAGCTCACGGTAGGCCTGGATCAGGTCAGCCACCGTCACCGCCTGGCCGGTCACCGCCCCGGGCACCCGCCCGCGGTCAATGTCCACCTCCAACTGCCGCGCCCAGCGCTCGGCGGCCGCTTTGCTGTCAAACGTGCGCGTGTAGACTGGTTGTCCCTTGCGCCGCACCTGCGCCCGCCACTTGCCCTTGACCTCAATGACGCTTGCCACATAACCCCCTGAAGTGCTACCGATAGCACTTGGTAGCACTGACACATGGTAACGGGGGGATTGTGGGGTGTCTTCTGGGGATGTTCCTACAGGGAAAACAGGGTAGACTGCAGGGTCAGCCCGCCGTAGTTCAATGGGTGGAATTGCCAAGGAGACGCCTGCTCCGTAGCACTTTTGGTAGCACTCAGGGCGCGAGCAGGCCGTTGCGCTCCAAGATGCGCAGAGCGTTTTCCTCGCCAGGGAACACCACAAAGTTGCTGGTGCCTTGGCCTACGCCTCTGCTGCTGGCGTCTAAGTAGCGGACGCCTGGGATGCCTGCAGATCGAAGTAGAGCGGCAGTTTGTGCGCCGCCTGTGCCTCCAGAAAGAACTGCAGCAGCATCCATGCGGTCAACATTGCCAAGCAGTTGCAGCAACTCTCCCCCCGTTGGGTCATAGTTTAGAGGGCCAGCAAGATCGCCCCATTTAGGGTCAGCCGCTTGGGCCTCAACGGCACGCCGTTTTGCAGTTAAGGGCTCAAAATAGTTTCTTACAGCTTGTGTCTGCTGACTCAACGGCTTGTCCCAGTCCAGCATACGGGCGATTACAGGGTCGGGTAAATCTACTTTGTATAGGTAGCCAGGGTCTGATGCTATGAATTGCGTGTACTCCGGATCAACGACATCCGCAGCTTTACTGACTGGCACGTACTTGCGGTCTTCACCGATTGCAGTCAATCGCGGGCGCTCATCACGCGCCAACAAGCCTTTTTGGCGAGCGAACTTCATTGCAGAAGCAAGGTTCGCAAACTCCTTGTCGGGGTAAATGAATTGAGTTGCATCTGATGCCATACCTCGAGGCTGACCAACCTCAGATTTGGTGGCAAGCATGTATTTGCCGCCGCCCATTGGTGAAGGTTCAATGTAAACGCCGCGCCTATCAGCAACCCTATTTCTTGGGCTTGCCAACACATCAGCGTAATCCGAACCAACTACACGCGATTCAGCCATATATAAGCCGTGCCCATACGCCTGCGCGCCTTCGCCTGTACCAATCGCCTCTGATCGCATGCGCCCCAGCGGGAAGTCCTGTACAACAGTCGCACCTCGCGGCACTTCTTTTAGTGTGTTGAACTTGCCGCCGACGTAGACCTGTTCCCCGCTTGGCAAGCGCACGAGCTTCTCGGCGTCATACTTGTGGGGAGATCCTTGCCATACGATGGCCCCAGCCTCTGGCCGCAGCGTCCTTGGCGCGGCCGCGTTGGCCTCCACCTGCAACAGCCCCTTGGCGATCTGCGGAGCTTTGGCTGCGGCCACCATGGGGCTGAGCAGGCCCACGGTCTCACCAGCCAGGGAAGCCGCCGACTGCGGCACGTCACGGCGCAGGCCTTGCTGGCGCATCCAATCGGCGCCACCCACGGGCGTGCCCACCGGCACCCCGGCCTTGCGCAGCGCCCAGGCCAGCATGTCCACCGGGGCGGCCACGGTGTCGGCGGCGGTGTTGCTTGCCGATTGCAAAAAGTCCAACAGTCCAGCCATCACCCCTCCAACAATGCCGCCTCAGCGGCTCGACGTTTGACCAATCCCGGCAGCACCCGCCCGCCCCCGCGCACCCACTTCATCAGCTCCGCGCGCGCCCCGGGCACGTCGTCGGCGTTGATGCGCTTGCGCAGGGTGCTGCCCGCTAGGGCGCCCGTGCCGCAGTTGAAGGCGAAGTCCAGCACCGCCCCCGTGGCTGTGGCTCCCCAGTCCGCCAGGCCGGGGCACAGGCGCTGCACCCTGGGCAAGCACTGCAGCAGCTCGTGCTCCAGCAACTCCAAGGCGCGCTCCTTGGTGACGGGCGGATCTTTCAGGCTCACCCGCGTGCCGTCTTCGTAGAACGTGCTGCCCACGCCGATAGTGGGCACCGCCGCCGGGCACAGGTAGGGCTTGAGGTACAGGCCCTCAAACACCAGGCACAGCCCCCGGGCGGTCTGGACGGCGCTCATTTGTTGCGCTTGCCCAGCGAGCGGTCAGCGAAGAAAAACCCCAGCACGGTGCCGGCCAGGGTGACGTCCCACTCGTCCATCTTCCAGTTCTGCGAGGCGAGCTTCAGGCACCACAGCACCAGGGCGATGGTCGCGGCAGACGGGCGGATGATGCCGTTCCAGATGTCCACCACCGCCCAGCCCGTGGGCTTGAAGGCCGACTCCATCACCTTGGCAAAGGCGCCCGCTTCAGCGGTGGCCACATCGGCCTCGGCCTTGGCCGCCACCATCTGGATGCCGAGCTCGTGCTGCAGCGTGAGCGCGGCTTGCATGCGCTGGTGCGCCAGGTCGTCCAGCTCGCTCTGCAGGCGCAGGCGCTCGATCTCGTGGGCGTGGT